GTGATGCAGGCCCGTGCGCGCGGCCCGGGTCACGATGCCTTTGACGTCCTCGAGGTGGCCCACGGCAAGCGACTTGATGAGTTTCACGTTGTCCGACACGAACAGTTCGAGGTGCGGCGCCAGGCCCGACGTGTCGTCGTACAGATTGACCTGCACCACGCGCTCGACTTGTTTCTGGAACTGGTCGGCCGACCATTCGGTCACGCGCAGCGCGGTCGACTGGGCCGCGGCCTTGATGACGGGGTCGGGCAACGCCTTGGTGGCGGCCTCGAGCGCGGCGGCAAAGGCTTTGTCGATGTCGCCCGCCGAATCGAGCCGCCGGGTGGGCCCGGTTTCGTCGAGCAACCCCGGCAGCACCGGCACGATGTCGCGCTCGATGATGTGGTGCACGAGCTGCACGAACCAGCGTAGGCGCTGGTAGTACACCACCTCTTCGCGGTGCGGGTAGCGCGGGCGGGGCCACGGGCGCGGCTTGGGCCGGCGCTGGGCGCGGGTCGCCGACTGGGTGCGCAGCGCGGCCTCGAGCGCCTTCATGTGGTCAGTCGTGACGTGCGGGGGATGTGGATGTCAAGGCCGCTGCCACATTGATGCGCGGGGCCATCGGTGGTAGGCTTCTAAACATGACCGACGCCGAAATCGACCGCGCCCGAGCCATCGCCGACCGCGAGCCAGTTCCCGAGACCTGGCCAGAAGAACTCGAGCGCGCCCGGGAAATCGTGCGTGAGCTCGGCGACCTGCCGTCGTCGATCTATTACGAAATGCTCATGCGCTCGTCGTCCGCTCCCGACCCAACCGATCCAATTGCCGACCTCGATGCCGTACGCGGGCCCAATGCGCCTCCGTACCCGCCGTCCGAGGACGCACCCGACGGCCGCATCTAACGAGGTACGCGGGCCTTCGCCAGTTGCTCGCGCAGCACCTTTCGGTTGAGGGCGGGGCGAGCCGCCACCAGGTGCTCGTGCAACGTGTCCATCAGGTCGCTGCTCTGAGCCGTCCTTTTGTAAGCCTTCGACGCGGTAATCAAAATCCCAAAGCGCTCTTCGCGCCCGAGTTTCTCGGGCGAGGCCTCGTGGATCGCGTGGAGCACGTCATTGATTTGTCGCTCGTAGGCGCCGTACTTGTGCGCCGCGCCTTTGCCGTACATGACGTCGCGCGACAGCGACTCGGTCGTGACCTCCTCGGCGACAATGCCTTGCTCGCGGTACAACTTGGGCTTTGAATACATCGGGCCGAAGCTGTGGAATTCCTCGTGCACCAGCACGTGCACAGCGGTCTCGTGCGCTCGAGCTGTTCGGCCCGCCGCGTCGGCTTCGTTGAGTTTCTCCGTTAGCTTATCGGCCTCGGTGCGGAGTTTGTCCCGTTCAGGCTTTGGGCGAGAAAAGTCGCGGCTCTGCTCCCGTACCGCGTCACGCTGCTTTCGAGCCGATCGGATCGCCTGCTCTGCCGCGTCGACCGAAATCGTCGGTTTCTGAAGCGCCGCATATTGGGCCTTGTTGAAGACAACCCTGCCGTCACGGTTGTAGGCGGCGACACTCCTGTCCGCGAGCTGCTCGTGCGGCGCCTCCTCGGCAATCGCCGTGTACGCCGCAGTCCGCTTCACGCCGGGGCCGAGGTAGTTCTTGATGACCTCGGTCGTAGCGTTGAGCGCTGGCATGAGTGAACCGGCGTTTTTGGGATCAGCAATGGTAGCCGTGATGTCCTGGTGCGTCGTCGCCTTGCCCCTCTTGGGCTTCGCCTCGGCCTCTTTCTTCGCCTTCGCCCGCGCCGCATCCTCGGCCGCGCGCTTCTCCTGGTTCTCTTTGAAAATCCGCCCGCGCTCGTCGACCTCCTTGCGCTTTTTGGCCAGGTCATCGGCCGCCTTTTTGGCTTGTTCCTCGGCCTCGCGCTTCTTCGCCTTGTTGGCGTCGCGCGTCGCCTTGGCCTTTGCCGCTCGCTCAGCCTTCTTGCTCGCGTCGGCGGCCTTCTTGCCCGCAGCGTCGGCGGCCGCCTTGGCATCGGCCTCGCCCTTCGCCTTGACCGCACCACGCATCGCGCCGAGGGACTTGCCGAGCGCCTCGTCGACCGCCGCCTTCGCCGCGCGCTTGTCAGCGGTCTCGCCCGCGCGCTGCGCCTTCGCCGCCTTCAGCTGCACCTTGATGTCGCGCTCGTACATGATGGCGGCCTTGGCCAGCGGCACGCCGTAGCGCTGCACGAGCTTTTGTTGCAGCGCTATGGTCGCAGCGTTCTTGCCCGTGGCCGCGCTCGCGCGAATGCTCGCGAGCGCCTCGGCCTTGCCGCCGGTGGCACCGCCGCCCGAGGTCCACTGGCCGCCGCCAGGCGAGCCCGCGGGTTTGCGTGGCTGGGCGTCGGTGCGCTCGAGCGTGGCTTCGCGCCGGAGCGTCACGAGCCAGTCGTCGTTTTCGGGGTCCGACACGACGACCCGCAGGCCCGGCGGCAACGGGTCGACTCGGCCAGTGGTGACGCCGCGCAGTGGGCCGGTTTGGATCGATAGCGCCATCGTCATTCTTTCATGTCGACGTGCTTGTGCACCGTGAACCCGGACGCGTCGAAACTGAGCGGCGCAAACTCGTGCTCGTAGTCTTTGCGATAGCCGGTGCCTTGCGTGATGTGACTCGAAAACACGCGCGAATGATGGATTTTGGCCACCACGATCATGCCGTGGCTGCTGGCGAAATGACGGCCCACGCTGGGCTTGCTCGTCCACGACGACAGCTCGTGTGTTTGCAACCGCGCCGCATCGCCGCCCGCTTTGAACGCCGCGCGCAACTCGTCGTCTTGTTTGGCGCCGATCGTTTGCTTGACGCCACGATACAGCGTGACGAACCCGTCCGCGTCGACCACGCCATCGCGCTGCAGCTCCGGAAGCTTCTTACGCAACACCGCTTGCGTCGCCGCGTAGTTGTCGTGGAACCAGTGGTCATCGGCAAACATGCCTTCGCGCACGTCCGGCAACCCAGCCGCCGACGAGGCCAGCCAATCCTTTGTCCACGCCTCGGCGCGCTCGCGCGATGCCGGGTATGCCTCGCGCAATAGGTCGTCGACGGTGGCGTCCGGGTTGCGCGTCAAGATCGCGTCGAACTTCTCGAACCGCTCGCGGTAATGGTCCGAATCGGCGAGGTTGATGGCTTCGCTGCCTTCGGTGAACGCTTTCACGGCGGGGTTCGAGGCCGGCGCGTCGAACTCCTCGCGCGACATGTCGTAGGGTTTCTGGCCCCCATACGGTTGATGGCCCGTGGCCGCGCCCGCGCCGTGCGTCGAGGCAAACTGCCCACCTTCGGGCGAGCCCGCCGGGTTACGTGGCTGCCCGCTGTCGCCCCGCGCTTTTGGGCCGGTGCTATCGCCGCCGCCTCCCGTGTCTTCGTCACCACCGGGCCCGAGTTCGGGCGGTGGTGGCGTGTTGACCTCACGCGGCCGCAGACCTTCCTCGGCGTCGACCTCGGCTAGCTTTTCCCGAGCCTCGACGTCGATCGTCGGGAAGTCGGGCGCCAGGCCGATGCCCGCCTCGGCGTCGGTCATGATTTGCGCGCCCACGAGCGCGACGTACGTGTCCGCCTTGGTCTTGAGCACGGTGGCATTCTCGGCGTCCGTCGGCTGCCATAGCGGGTTGAACTCGATGCACCAGCGCTCGGGCACGCGCCCGCGCGTGGGGCCGTCCTTCGCCGCAAACATCAGCCGCAACAACCGCTCGAGCCGCGGCTTGAACTCGTCGCTTTGGCCCTCGGCCACCGTGTCATACCACCCACGGATATCGCTTTCGCCGGTCGCATTCATGCCGGCGGCCGAGCGCCCGTACAAGAGCGTCACCGGCTGCTCGGCTGCGGCGCTCATTCGCATCATCAACTTGTCCATCACCTCGGGCAGGCCCGCGAAACTCGTCGACACGCGCTCGAACGATTCCTTTTCGGCGTCGATCAGGATCGAGCGGCACACCGAGCGCGCGAGGTCCATCAGTTGCACGCGCGCGCGCAGGGTTTCTTGCCCGTCCGCCGCCACGAGCTCCACCAGGTTGGCAATCTTCATCACGCCCTGGCTGGCGTCGGTCATCAGATGCGCCACCGACTGCCACGCCGTGGCGGTCTGCTGCAGCGTGGTCATCGCCGCTTGCAGCACCGAGTCTTGGAAGCCGAGCGAATCCATGGTCGCGCACGCGGTCATGGCGCCGTCGAACAAAATCAGCCGCGACTCGTGGATGTCGACGCCTTCGCGCGGCGCGACCCTGGCCGTCGCCGCGCGACCCACCGTGTACACCTCGGGCTCGCCGAACTTCGGCGCTTGTAAATCCGCGTAGCGCTGCTTGATGGTCAACTGTGGGCGCTTGATCAGGTTCAAAAACCGGAT